AAAAGGGTTTGTTAGAGCTATGTTAATTCTACGCAAAGGAGTTATGTCTGAAAAAATACCTTCAGAGTAAACATATAATTTTCTATCTGTTCCTAAAGCTACGTAACGTACACCTGTGTTTGAAACCCATGCTTTAATTCCTCTAACCACACCTGCAATATTTTTATTGACAACTTTTTCCCAACCACCAATTTTTTCCGGTAGTCCTGTTCTAAATCTAACATTTTTAGAATCAACCCATTTACCTTCTGCACCATAGGTAGAAGTTTGCTTGTCTATTCCTGGGGCGAACTGAGCTTTGATTAAAGTCATTATGATATCCTTTGAAATAATCCAGCCAAACTAATATGCCAAGTAATTCCATGTGAACCACTAGAATTACCTTCAGTATATTTGGCCTGAGCAAGACATCTCCAAGTACCAGACGGTCCTCTTGTTTTACCTGTTGGATCCGTGCTACCTCTAAAGCCTCTCATTTGTCCAATTTGAGTAACTGTTCCTCCACCAGATGGAAAGTTTATGTCTAAAACTTCTGGAACACCTAAATACATACTATTTGTGTCATAGGTACTTGGTGTAACTGTATCTCCAATAGAAACTGTCATTCCGGTAGATGGAGTTCCAGATCCTTTATAGTAAAGAGCAAACTCTTTTATAGCACCTACTGCATCCGTGCCACTAGGCACTGAATCAATGCCTGTTAAGTTTGATCCATCGATTGCAGGTAAAGCTCCTGTTAGTTTACTTGCAGTTAAAGTTGATATCCTTGCGTCCGCTACAGTACCAGATGAAATATTTGATCCATTCAAATTTGTAAGATGTTGACCATTACCTACTATATTTCCAGTTGCTGAAACTTCTCCAGTGACACCTATTCCACTTGCTGTTGTTTGTAATTTATTAGCGTTGTCATACCAAAGATTAGCTGCGCCATTAACCGCAGCGGTCACATAATTTTCACCAGTAGATGACTGCAGTCTAAGATCATTTGCTTTTATATAACCAACAGTCCCGTCAGATAAAATATCAATGTCTTGTCCAGCACCAAAGTAAGCATGTACATTGTCAGCTAGTGTTAAGTTTCCTGTTAAAGTACCACCTGCTAAATTTAATTTAGCTGTGTCTAAAGCTGTAATTTGAGTTTGTGCATTTGATGATAGTGAATTTATAAACTGATACTCTGAATTACTAACAGAACCATCAGCAATTTGTGTCGCTGCTACTGGTATTGCTGCGTATTTTTTTGATTCGTATGTTGCCATATTTTACTCCGTTAATAGCTGAAAACTTATTGTATCCCCTACATCTCCTAAAGCGGTTACTATGTTAGAAGGATATGCATTTGTCAGCGAAAAATTTGTCAGCCCGTAAAAAGCACTTTCTGTAGCTGTAAATTCACTTTTGTTAAAGGTTATACCATTAATTACAACAGCAGTCCAGCCATCAGAAGGTATACCTGTTCCTAGGGTAGAAACCCCTTCCATATTCAAACTAATTTTATTTGAGGTTGTGTTCCAAGTAATACTATAAAGTTGCCTTGCAGCTGTCTCATTTTTTAATGTGAAATAAACTCTATTGTGAAGTTCAAAAGAATAAGTCGAACCACTTGACAATAAATTCCAAGGTGTTCCAGGGCTTGGTGATATACCTGCAAAATTGCCTGTGCCTTCGTCTGTATAAGCACTATCAGCATTAAAACCTTTGTATACAGGAGTTCCTCCAGAATCTACATTTCCTGTACTTGAACCACCTTGATTACTTGACCATCTAGAGCTGTATCTACGACCATTTATAATCCAAGTTATATGATTGGCAGGCCATATTGCAAGACTTTGAGCATCTTGGTCTAATGTAATTTTTGTTACAGTGTTGTTATTTGGACCATTAACAAGTGTATCGTACAGATAAAGCTGTGTGATATTTGCAGATACACCGTTATTAATAGGTAGTAAACCTGAGTAAGATATTGATCCTACATTGGCAGTAGTAGTAGACGTACTGTTAATAGAACCTATCGTTGTTTTAGGTTGTGTTTGTTTAGCCGAAGGACCTGGAACTGGATTAGGTTGGCTTATGGAGTCACCATTAACATAAACTTGATTAGAAAAACCTTTTACTGGATGGTTATCATATCTATAATCTGTAGTGTTACCAAATGTAACTGTACCTGATTTCAACAAATAATTTGTACCCATGTTGCCATAAGTATAAAAAGCACCTCCCCCACCTAAAATTACTCCAACAATAGTTCCTGGATTACCTCCAAGTTTCATATTTGTTGAATTAATTTTTGGAAATAATGCTTGGTGAATTAATCTCCATGTTCCATTATCATTAACATAGCCTTCTTTAACTTCTCGCCACGTGCCATTATCTTTGACATAAAGGTCTTTAACTTCTCGCCAAGTACCGTTGTCATTTTTATAAGTAGGCATTACGAATACTTATACCAAACATCCCCGTTACTACCGCCAGATGGATTGGAAGTTGATATTGTTGCTTTGTAGTTTTGTTCACTCAAAACGCCGGACGAAGAATTTACAGTTAAAAAAGTTGAACTGTCCGCTTCATTTTTAAATTGTACAGTGTCTGCATTTATTTTTAAAGTCCCTGTAGTATTTTTAATAGTGCTATTAGAACCATCGTGTAGAATTTTTAAATCTGTACCAGTTCCAACATTTATATCTACGTTGTCACCAAAGTTTAAATCCCCGGTCATCGTTCCACCAGCAAGTGGTACTTTACCAGTAAATTGAGTTTGTATGTCTGATGTAACTCCGTCTAGATGTTGAAACTCAGTATTGTTTACTGAACCGTCTGCTATCTTACTAGCGTCAGCTACCGGAGTATTGTAACGTCTCGATTCATATGTTGCCATATTACTTCTCCGTTATTTTCCAGCCGTTAGTATTTCCTGTAAAGACAATTGTAAATGCAGCACCTTCAGTTGATACTGTTCCGTTTGCAGTTGCACCAAATATTTTTTTACCATTTGGATCTATAGTTAGTGCGTTACTATCAAAAGTATCTGCTTTATCTAGAAAAGTAACCTCGTCTCCTTCAGCAGGAGAAGCTGGTAAAGTTAAAGTTATAGTATTTGATGTAGTGTCTACGAATATTTTTTCTCCACTAAAAACATTATCAGTTGCAGCAGTTACAGTTCTCCATGTTCCTCCACCAATACTTCCGCCTCCAGCGATCGTATACCAGTCAGTTCCATTTGTTGCAATTATAGCTCTGCCTCCTGGCGCTATAACATCTGAAGTGTTTCCTGATGTTCCTAATTGAAGTTGTATGGTACCATTATCAGTACCATCGTTTATAATTGTGTAAATTCTTTCATAACCATTACCAACGTTTGCTTGTGGTTGTCTAATTACAAAAGCTGAAGTATGTCCAGAAAAACGAATTGCTGCTTGACGCATTTCATTGTTACCTTCTGTAACTGGACCATTACTGTTTGTTAAATCGTAAGGAGTAGAAACACCTCCTAAACTTTTTTCATATACATTAGAGATTGCTTCCTCAAATGTTTTACTAAATGTGTCGTTAGTTGTGTTACCCCAAGAGTTTGCTTGTTCTCCTGAGCCTATTAGTTCCGCTTTTAAACGGGTTGAATATGTTGATGCCATATTATGCTACCTCTTGCCAGCTACTACCGCCAGCTCCTGTTGTTGAATCTACTTCACTATAAGAGCTTCCTCCAGCTCCTGTAGTTGATACATCTGACCAAGTTGCACCTCCAGTAGTTGTATCATCAACTTTGCTCCATGTAAAGACAGATAATGGATTTACAGTTAAAGGTATAAGTTCGCCTGTAACTGCTGCTGTAGGAGAAAGAGCAATACTAACACCATTTACAGTTGTGTTTAAACTCTGTCCTGCAATGGTTGGAGCAATCTTCGGAGTGGCACTGTTTAGTGATATATTTGTGCTAACTCCAGATACAGCAACTATTGATGAACCTGTAGCTGTAGCTGTCCCAACTGAAGATGTAAGAGAATTACCGGCAATAGTTGGAGCAAGTTTTCCTACAACTGTTCCTGCAGATAAACTAGATGAAGTTCCTGTTACTGAAATAGTTTGGTCTAATAACAAGGCTACTGTTCCAACTGAAGATGTAAGAGAATTACCGGCAATGGTTGGAGCAAGTAGTTCTTCTACAGATCCTAAAGTTATAGTAGAACTTGTTCCTGTAATTGAAATATTAGCATCAGCAGTTGGTGATACTGTTCCTGCTGATAAAGTAGAACTTGTTCCTGTAATTGCAGCAACAGCGGCGCCTGTTGCAGTGGCAGTTCCTACATTTGATGTAATAGCATTACCTGTGACGTTAACGTTTAGCTCAGGTGTAACGGCACCTAAAGTAACATTTAATGCATTGCCTGTTAGTGTAACTGTTTGTCCAGCACTTATTCCAACTGTTCCTACATTTGATGTAATAGCATTACTTGCTATGGTTGGTGCAAGTTTTGTTGTTAGTGTTCCTGTATTTGATGTTAAAGAAAAACCATCTACAAAGTGAGTCTTTTGTACAGTATATGAATTACTAACAGTAGCAGTTAATGAGACGCCTGTTACGTTGACAACTGCTCTTTCCCCTGGAGTTCCTGGAGAAGCAAAGGGTGCGGCCGCAAAAGGTGCAAAACCGAATGACATTATTTATCCTTTATCTTGTCGTCTAATTCTTTGATTGCTTCTATCAATAGAGGGACAAGTTTTTCATACCAAACACTTTTATATTCAGAATTGAATGGTGCTTCAGTAACTACTTCAGGTAAAACTTCTTCTACTTCTTGAGCACTAACACCTACTTGACGTTTGTCATTATCATATCCAAATTGTTTTGCTAATTCATTTTCTTTAAAATAGTAACCTGTCAAAGCTTTTACTTTATCCAGTGCAGACTCAATCGGTCCTTCAAAATCTTTTAGACGCGAGTCGGAATAATACGCTGTAATATTATTGGTCGCTCGTATTTGGCCCGTCGGACCAGCAGCAGTTCCAACACCTAACGCTGTCATTTGATAAGATGTGTTTGTAATAGTACCACTTGGTCCAGTTGGTCCTGTCGGTCCTGTCGGTCCAGTGCCACCACTTGGTCCAGTAGGTCCAGTAGGTCCTGTTCCACCTGAAGGTCCTGGAGGTCCAGCAGGTCCTGTTCCACCAGCAGGTCCGGTGGGTCCAGTAGGTCCTGTTCCACCACTTGGTCCCGGAGGTCCGTCTGGTCCATTGGGTCCTGTCGGTCCAGTATCACCACCTGGTCCTGTCGGTCCGGTAGGTCCGGTAGGTCCGGTAGGTCCAGCTAAAGCTGCGTTAGTTATAGTTGCTTTTCTAATTCCACCTGCAGATACATCATAAAAAGCAATAAGATCACTACCTGTAACAGATCCTTCTGTTGTGTGTGCTGATACAACGTCACCTGCTACTGTTCCTGTTACACTTACTCCGCTGCTTGTGGTTGCAAGTTTTTCTGCGTCATCATAATATAACTTAACATCACCATTTATTGTGCATCTCACCGCGCTTTCGCTGCCAACACCTAGTGCTATTACTGTATCGCCTCTTAAATATAATCCACCCGTTCCAACATCTTTGATAAATGAATTAGTGCCGTCATGGTAGATTTCTAAATCATTACTTGCACCAAATGTAGCTTTGACATTATCGCCATGTGCAAGATTACCTGTCATTGTGCCACCAGCTTTAGGTAGAGCCGCATTAGCAGTAGTAGTTGTGGAAGTTAAAACTCCGTCTCTAGTTGCAATATCTACGCCGTCTACTGTTCCTGTGACCGCTACGTTTCCTGTAACTGTAGTATCTCCGTTTAATGCGTGATTACCATTGGTGTCTATTACATATCTAAATGCGCTATTTGAATCATCATAAACAGCAAATGCCGCTCCAAAAGAACCTATTGCATAAGTTTTATTACTTTGGTCAGTTTCAGTAAATTTTATTATAGGAGTATCACTTGTAAGAACACCTAATCCACTAACAGTCACACCACTAGCAGTTGTTTCTAATTTTTTTGAATTATCGTGATAAAGTTCTACAGCCCCGTCTGGTGTAGCCTTAATCATATTTTCTGAATCACCTGCATTATTTACCAAAAACCTATTTGCTAGGATTCTTATATCCCCAGTTCCAGAATCTTTTATGTAGCTATGGCTTCCATCGTGGTAAATTTCTAAATCGTCACCAGCTCCAAAATTAGCTTTGACATTATCACCAAAACTTATTTGACCTGTCATAGTTCCGCCAGTTTTAGGTAAAGCGGCATTTGCTGTAGTGGTTGTAGAAGTTAATACTGAATCTCTTGCTGAAATATCTACGCCGTCAACAGTTTCTGTACCTGACATAGTTATGTTAGCACTACTTAAAACTAAATTACCTGACATAGTTCCGCCAGCTTTAGGTAAAGCGGCGTTAGCTGTAGTTGTAGTAGAAGTTAAAACTCCATCTCTAGTTTGTATGTCAATACCATCAACTGTGCCGGCAACTGTTACATTACCACTTGCATCCTCAAACACTGCTTTACTAGCAGGTTGTGTACAGAACACATTTTTTGTACCTGCGCCAAAGTTTACAGCATTGTTAGAGTTAGAACTTCTAAGAATTGTGTCACGTGAGAGTGTGTCGGGAGTTGCGTCAGTGACAGTACCAATACCTACTTCAAAGTCTGCTCCACCATCAGCTTCTATACAATAGTAAGTTGTATTACTATTACCAATACCGGCAACAAAAGTCGTGAAGCCTTGAGCGGCTCCAGCGAGATTTATTGTACCCGTACCTGTGCTGGTGCTAGTCTCTTTGACTCGATCATTAAGAACAAGGGCCATTTAAACTCCTTACCCTAATCTGATGATCTCTGATCCACCACCGTTTGCTGGGAATTGAATTTCAAATGTTCCGTTTGAAGCTGTAAAGTCACCACCGAACGCTAACACAACAACAGCATCATTAGTTGGAGCACTACCATCTTGTCTGTAAATCAAAGCACCATTTGCAGTGAATGAAGCACTAGCCCAACTAACATTATCAAAGTCAACAAATGCTGTAGAAACACCTGATCCACCAGTTACTGATGGGTTGCCACAAACTTTTCCACCTGCTGTATAAGCAGAGCCAGAAGCGTTTGTTATTTCGTTAGTTGTTACATATTTTGTAGTAGTTGCACCCATAGTTGCTGAAGAAGTATAAAGCGCAATATAGTAAGCGGCACCACCATCGAAATCGTGATTACCTTTTAAAAGCTCTTGTTTAAAAACATTACAAACTGCTTGTGATATTGCCATAATTTTCTCCTATTAAGGGTTTTGAGAAGGTATAGGAATACGTAAACTTCCGTCCCTATATTCATCTCTTCGTTTTTTACCTAATTGTTCTTGAGCAAGTTCTTGAAGAGCTTCTTGAAAAGCTTGTTCATATACTTGTTGATCTTGTGGAGCTTTTAAAAACTTAAAAGTTTCCACCATGCAGGCATATAATAAAGCACGTTCAGCATTTACGCTAACCCATGTAGTCGTATTACCAGTACCTAAGCCTGTTGGTTTTTTAGTAATACCAATCTCAAATTTATACACCGCATTTGGTGTAGGCGCAATAGCTATTGTGCCCATGTCCCAAGTCGCATAGTACCTAGGCTTAGCTGTAGACCCTACTTCTGGGGTAGGATAATATTCATTTAAAAAATCCGCATCAACTCTTTCCAACTCAAATCTCTCTTTAGTACCTGAGTTTACGTATATTGTAACATATCTTATTGTGGCAATATCGCTAATTGTTGGCGTGGTAGCAGAAGTTGTTTGTCCTGGTAAACTTACAAATCTGTTATTAGCCGCTGTATTACCGCTGATGTATTCTTTAAAATTATCTAGCTCAACGTTTCTAAAAATTCTATCTTCTGCATGAGCTATAATGTCATTTATAATAGTTGTAGTCAGAACCTGAGCGTCTGTTTCTGCATAGTCTCTAATTTGTGTTACTAATTCTGCATATGTGGTCATGGTAATATACTAACAGGTCCTATTGACATTCCTGTTCCTCCAAAGTTCCTTATACCACCACTTTCATAATATTTAAAGGCTTTACCTCCACCGGCTACAAATTGATCAACATAGTCAGTTCTGTCATCAATCAATAATTTATTTGCTCCACCATAAGGTCCTTTATTAAAATTTGTAGTGTAATTTGTTGCTGCTGGAGCTCTACCAACACCTGAGCCAATAGTTCCAAAGTTTGCTGTAACCCATGCATTTTTTTGATTTGTTATAGAAGTAGATGTAGTTGATGATAAAACTTCCCAAGATCCATTCTTAGCTATAATTAAATCAATTAATGCGTCAGCTTCTGCTCTTTTTGCAAGATTTTGAAAAAAAGTTGATGGAACAACTGCTGCTGCTTGTGCTTCTATTATTGGAGACATATTATACCAATCTCCACCTGGAGCTAAAAAACCTGCACCTGTTGCGTAAACCGCTATCGCTTGATAATATTCTGTTAATGTACCATCAAGATCTACATATACAGTCGTGGTTCCTGGGACACAATTGTCAGTTAAAAAATTTTCTACTAAATCATTTGGACTAAATGAAAAATTTTCATCATCTATTTTTGTAAGAACATGTCCTCTGGCATCATTAATATTGTCATCGTCAATTCTTGCTACTTGAGGGTAAATAGGAAAGTGTGATTCTACTCCTCTAAATCTTAAACGGTTTCCAGTGCTGTATCCATGACCAGGTAAATTAACATTAACTAAAATAGAATCTACTGCTCCTGCAGCAAGAGAATTAGCTGTTAATATTTGTGGTACAGGAGGTTCTGTTCTAGCAGGTCTAGCATTTTGTAATCCTTCAGCATCTCCTAAATGTGTTCTAGGTTCTAGTTGTGGGTGTTTTGATTCAAACTCTGATTGGTGTACAAAAGCACCGTTCCATTCTTTAACCATTTCTTTATATGGAAATGCCATACCACTTCGGTCTGAAATTGCTTTAGCATTTTTTCCTGTTGAAAATCTAGACATTAACTACATCACCTATAAATTTGGGTAATATGCCTGTGGTGCTATATACGTGCTAGTAGAAGACCCATCCTCTACTAAGGCTCTATTAAACTCATCTTCGTACAACATTTTTAAATTATTAGTTAGCTCAGGTTTTACTTTTTGAGAAAGGTAATAAGCTAAACCAGAAACCATACAAGGTACAAATCTATAAGGTACGTCTGCTGTGTTACTGTATCCACCTACGTCTTGAATACGTTTAACATAGTACATTGTAACGTGTTGAGCAGCCGCGTCAGCATCAGGTGTAGGGTAAAGAGTAATTGTAATATTATCACTAAATCTTTGAACGTAATATTGAGAAGGTTGAGACTTTGTAAGTTTATTTGATAAACTTTGAAACGTACTTCTGTCTATTTTACTAAGAGACGAATCTGATTGATTTGTAGTCGCTCTATTTCTTCTAAACGCAGCTTCTAAAACATCATCTATTCCATGAATACCATTAGGTATTGATGTTGCGCTTGTACCATCAGCAGCGTCTCTAAAAAATTTATACTCTCCCTGTCCTTCAACAAGATCAATATCTAGATTACCTATTTCCCAATAATGTAGTCCTCTATTGGCCCATTCTTGAAACATTATATTTAAAGAACGTCTTGCTGATTTTAACTGATAACCACTAACAGAATCTAAGCCTACTCTATTGTAAGCTTCTTCGATAATGTCATCAATTAAGAAACCACTCTCAAAATTAGTAGTACCTGATGTTGCCATTTAGCCCCCTAGTTAAAAGTAATAGTGCAGCTGCCTGATCCAGAGATTGTTAAGTGACAACCATTTTTCATTCTAATACCACTTCCAGGAACAAAAACTTCTAGTCCTTCTGTTCCAAAAAGAAATGTATGAGCTGTACCTGCTCCTGTAGTTGCATTGTCATGCAAAATAACAGAACCACTTGCGTTGCCCTTTGCTTGAATAGATGTAACTCTGCAAGGCCCACCGACTAAAGGGCCGGTAGCAGTTGCTTGAGCTGTTCTCTGGTCTGATGTGAAAGATCCTCCACCTGACATAATATTATCCTCCTAAATTAGTGGGGCCGAAGCCCCACATTAATTAGTTATTAAGCTACTGTTGCGCCGTTTACTGAAGTAGCGACCCACCCAATAGCACTGTTCCAAACTAAAGTTACTGATTCAGCAACTGCGTCAAAAGCAATTGTTGATCCGTTTGCAAATGTAGTTGGGGTAACTGTTGCAGTTCCACCACCATCAACAATCATGTTAATGATTTTCATTTGTCCTGAAGTTGTTCCATCAGCTAAAGTTACAGCAGCGGCTCCACCGGCTGTAGTAAGCTCTGTTATTAGGTTTACAGTATCTGCAGCTCCTGCGCCTGATAATGCTTGTACTCCGCCTCTAATGGCTTTGTTGTAAGAAGCATTACTAGTTATAGCACCAGTAGTTGCATTTTTTGTTATATCTTCGAACCCGCTTTCTGATCTAACCGGTCCTGAAAAAGTAGTTGTACCCATGTTTATGTCCTCCTGTTAATTAACACAGTCGCGAGGCCGTCTGGTCAAGTCTGTGTTTCTTCGAATATACGCTTTTAATTTAGTAAATGCAAATAAAAAGGGGCGCCGAAGCGCCCCTTAAAATGGTTTATAACCTTACTGATTATACACCTGGAGATCCGAAGATACCTCTAGGATCAGAGAAGCCGAAGCTGTATCTTTCCCTAGCT